AAAAAGGTGCGATTTCTCGCACCTTTTCCTTTTAAACCTTTTTAATTTATATGATTGGACATTGTCCGTTGTTGCATAAAATTTCAGTTATAATTTCATTAACTTTTATATATTTACCAAGCTTAGATGAAAATTCTAACCCTTCATTTACCGGCGATACATATGCTCCTGGGGTTGATGGGGTTGAAACAAAATCCCAGCATAACAATTCAAAATCGTCTTGTACTTCTTGGGTTTCGCCTAATTGTTTTAAACTACCCATACCACGGGAGGAAACACCTACCGTAATACCATTTTTAAATAGTTGAGTTAAGATATTACCTGAAGGTGTTGGTAGTATTTCAATTTTACCTATTACATCATCCCCATCCCACCAAATGTCTTTAATATTATGTGAGACATTTTTTAAATTTATAACTTGAGAATCAGGGTGGTCTAATTCACCTAATGCTCTATTTTCTGCTATAGGACCCTCTTTATACTTTTCAACTTCTCTTTCTAATACCTCTTTAGGGTAGTATCTTCCATTTCCGTTTTTTTTCTCAGCGGATTGAAGTCTTCCTTCCACAAGCAAATTACCTTCGTTGGTTTTAACAGCTTCGGTAATTGCTTGAGGAGAAAGTGTAAAAAGTTGTGTATCTATGAGAGTTTGTCTCATTGCATATTGTTGTAGTTAGCTTCAGCGTTCATAAAGTACTTTTCGTACAAAGCAATTTCTTTTTGAACAGCTGCTATCTTACCTTCATCAATAAACTCAGTTAGATTTGTATCTTCATTTATAGTATTAAGAGTTTCTTCTAACTCTTTTTTCTTGCTACCATAAATTTCCATCATAACTTTATTTTTAGCCATTTCACCTAATTTTTCGGCTTTTTTGACTACCTCCTCAAACTTCATTTTACCCTCTTTTTTAGGTTCTTTTTCTTCTTTTTTAGAAAGTTTATCTTTAAGATTCCCTTCTTTTTTATCACTTCCAGTTGCTTTGTATTGGGGTGTATCGTTTTTAGAAAGATTAATAGCTTCTGTAGTGTCTTTTTTCTTTTCTTCAGCTAAATAAGCAGCAAATTTTTCCTCAAAAGTAGCTTTTTTACGATCTATAAAAGGATTACCAATAGATGGAATTCCAGCTACGGCCTCTTCTAATAATTCTTTAAGTTGTGATGATTTGTTCATTTTGTTTTCTTTTAAGTCTCCGTAGCCGGAGGATTTATATTTTCCAGTTGGTTCTTTTCCGTTTTCTAGTTCTGTGTAACCTAGATCTTTAACTCCAAATGCAGCATTTTTCATATAGAATAAAGGATCTTTTTCTAAATTTTTAGTTACAATATCTTTAGCTTTTAATAAAGCTTTTTTAGGTTCGTCAGCTAATAATTCAGGATTTTGTTCCATTTCAAATCTTAGACCTTTAATATATTGATCAAAAATTTGATTGTCTAAATTTTTATTAGTTTTATAATCGTATCCTGCTATTTCCTTTTCACTTACCTCTTTAGTAGTTTTAGATTCAGTAGCTTTAACTTTTTTAGGGTTATTACGTTCACTGATTATACTACGTTGTTTTAGTAAGGTAGCAGTTTGGGTAAATGTAGCGGCATTAGGAACAATATTAGGAAACAATCTTTTTGCTTCCTTCATAAACACTCCTTTGTGTCCTTTTCCTTCTTTAATTAAATTATATTGTTCTTGAAGTGTCTTCATGGTAATACATATTAACGTTTGTGTAAATCCACATAATCCATTCCCTTAGATTTTTTTCTAAGAGCTTTTTGATTAACAGGTTTATACCCCAATTTTTTAGTATAATAATTAGGTGCTTTACCAAAAGCATATTTAGTAAGATAATTTCCTCCTGCAGCTGTAGTAGTAATTTCTTTAATTTGTGATTTTACTATGCTATATTGGTTAGGGTAATTTTTTCTAAAGTATGTTCTAAAAGTGTTAAATGTTTTAGAAATATTATCTACTTGGGATTGGAATTTTTCATCCCCTCTTAAAGTATCATCAGTAGACAATTCTTCAGCGTCATTTCGAGCTTGTCCTAAACTTGTAAATAATTTACCAAAACTAGGGAGGCGGATTATTTTGTGAGTTACATCCCCCTCAGTATCTATGTCAGTGGTCTTGTAATAAGTAGTTAGGTCAGGTTTAAAAAAATCATTAGTCATATCGATTTTCCCATATTTATCCTCAATACTTTTAAGGAAACCAGGGTTTAAATCTCGAGGTTTGACTACTTCAGCCATTACTTACTTTAGAAAGTTCTTCAGTTAATTCATAGTACTGAAGGAGATTAACTAAGTCGTCATTATTTATTTTAGAACCTTTATCTATTTCTTGTAGCAATTTAACTACTTCTACTAATTTGATTTTAGTAGTTCCATCCTCTATTGTTTTAATATAAAGTTTAAGAGATTTTTTTAACTCGTTTATTTTAGTATTATAAATTTCTTTTAAACGAGGTGTATTATCAATTGAATTGATAAATTCAGCAAGTATTTCTTTTTGTCCTTTATTTAAGTTAGCATACTTGCCATTAAATCTTTCGAGCATTACTTTATAAGTAAGTACTCTTAAGTCTTTATCATATTTAGAAAATTCTTCAATTAAATCCTGTTTAACTTTTTTTTCACTAACAGGGGATTGTGTTAAATATTCTAATATAGTAACTTTGTTATTTATAATTTCTTCAGTTTCAGATAATTTATCTGAGTTGTAGATTTCTATTAATTTATAAAAAGCAGCGTATGCTTTATAGCCTATAACTTGGTGCTTAAAAAATTCATCTAAATTATAATGATTTTTTATCTCATTTATAAGATTATATTTTTCTCTTCTTAATGCACTTCTATTTAATTTACGGGTTGCTTCTAATATAGTATTTAAAGTAATATCTGCTTTACCTTCACTTATATTTTTATTTTTAAATAAAGATTCGTAAAGTTTATATTCTTTTCCTAATTCTGTTTTTGTAAAAGCTTTTTTTAGTATATTTAATGAAGGAGACTCAGCCCCAGAAAGGGTATCTGCTGTTATTTGTCTCACTAAAAGCTCAAATAAAAGGCCCGTATTTTTATACTTAGAATGTTTAATTTTCATCAATAGGCTTTTTTATAAATATATAAAGATTTTACTCTTTTAATTGCTTTTCATCAAGCAGTGACTCGTCCTGTTCATATACTAACTGCTTACGATTAATTGGAATCTTTTTAAGTATATCTTTATTTTGTAAATAAACCGTTTTAGCTTCTAAAGCTAGTGGAGAACCACCTTTATATGTAGGTTTTATTGAATTAGAATCATTTTTATCGGTATCCTTCATTCTTTGAACACCTAGTCTATCTTTACCAAAAGCATTATCTTGGGTATTAATATCAGAAACTTTTTCTTCAGGTCTGCCCAATTCTTTTTCGTCATACCCAGCAGGAACATTATCAGGCTCATCATAATATCTACCTTTACCATATAATGAAGCTAAATCATGTGGGGTGCCATATGAAGTACCAGTTTCTACTGGGTCGTTTCCTTCTGCTTCTATTTGACTTAATCTAAAGGCTCGTTTAGCATCTTCCCTAGACAAATCTCTAAATTCATTATATTCATCTTCACTCATATGAAATAAATGATCATATATAAAGTCTGAAGGGAATAATTTGGTTTCCATCATTTGGGCGGCCAAGTCCATTTTTTCTTTCATTAGTGCTACCCTTTCCTGGTCGTATATAATTGATGGGGTTGTTAAGTTAAGTTCAAAATTAACTAAATCATCACCTTCATAACCTTTAGTATAAAGATGAACAACCGCGATTTTATATAGCTCAGAGAGTATAATTCTTTGAATACGTTCAATAGTACGAGCAAATCTAATATCTTCAGCTGCTAACGTAGCTTTACCCTCTGTGTTTTCATCATACCCCAGGAAAGCTTTTGGGATTTTAAGGGCAGCAAAAAGTTTATCTCTTAAATATTCAATATCAGTTACACCATCATAATTTAACCCAGGAGTAGTTTCAATTTTAGTAGAAGATTCACCTCCTCTAACAGGGAGATAAAAATCTTCTAACATGTTTTGCATATTGTATTTTAAATTATAATCCCCAGTTTGTTGATCAACATAGGGAGTACGTTTCATTTGGGATATAGTTTTTTGCATAAAGTTTTCTACTTCAGCAGGAGGAATATTACCTATATCTACATAAAAAATTCTTTTTTCAGGAGCACGAACAATTCTATGTACTAACATAGCGTCCTCCATAAGAATATATTGTTTAAATAATTTACGAGCGGGTTCTATATAACTTCTACCATACGGGAGATAATTTATGTCAGATAAAAGTCTAAAATGAGCTATTTCATAGTTGTCAAAATATATAGCTCTACTATTTTTTGAATTACCTCCAGGACTTTGTAATCCCCCAAAGTAACCTCCATACTCTCCTCCCCCACTTAATCCATCAGGGTCAAATTTAAATTTAACTTCTACTTGATGATTATTAGTTTCACTAATTTTTTCTTCTCTAATAATATTATAAGCTGTGTAAGGAATAACATTATAAACACCAAATTTTTCAGCAATTTCAAGTTTTAAGAAAAAATCACCATATTTACACATTTGGCGAATCCACATCCATAGATTAAATTCTATATTTAAAACATCATAAAATAAATTATATAGAATTTTTTGCAAATGTTCATCAGAAGATTTAATTTGAAGAACTTCACCCATAGTATTTTTAAGGGTAGATTCATCAGCTAATATATCAAGGGCAGATGCAATAATAGCATCCGTATCCATTGCTTCATAATCAGAATATAATTGGGTTCTTAGGATTTGATAGTTTAATGCCGGATTGTATACAGGCATTTGATTTGTAGTGTATAGGCGATTAAACCTATCTATCATAGAATTGGTTTCAATTTGACCTGTTACCTGATATTGGTTAAAGTCTAAAACGTTTAGTTGGCTCCCTCCTACATTACGGACAATTACATCTGTAGAAAATAATCTTTTTAATCTTGTAAATACGCTTGTATCAGCCATAGTATATTAGTGTGTAAATAAATATTATAAAATCCAACTAAAATCTTCTTTCCCCCCTTTTCCATTATCCATGTGGTAAGGGTTATCAGTTCCTTTAGCAAAGTATGCTGCTTTATAAGGAGTTTGAGTTGTTTGCATAGAGTTTAAAGCAGCTTTTGTGATATCAATTCCGTGTTGTCTGTATTTTAATGCGGTATCTCGTACATATAAGCCAATACCAAAACTCATTACTAGGTCGTCATTATATCCTTGTTGGGCTTCTGCTCTGCCATACTTCCATATAAATGTTTTCATTTCTTCTAGTAAACGTTTTGATTGGATTGTAACTCCTTTATCAGCAACATATTCCTGGAATTTGCCTATAACCATAGGACGGGTTTTTGATGACATGGTGAATCCTGCTATCATATTAGATGATCTGCCTGAGGCTCTTAAATATGAGTCTACATCTACTGCTTCAGATTTAGGAGAATAGTATAAATTTTGGTAATTACGTTCAATTATGGTTTGTATTGTACTCCATCCTATATTAGCATTTTCTACAACTAATAAAGCATTATTATATTCAGTAGCAATTGCTACTAGTATATTGCCAAAATCTTTAGTGCCTACTTGCCCCTTATATTCTCCTACTTGGGTAGCACTTTCAACATCAAAAATATGGAATGCAGAGTAGTCTTTACCATCACCTCTAGCTACGTCAGCTGATATCATGTAGGATCTACTATAATCTGCTGGTTGCCATATCCATAAATTTTGGTCTACGCCACGTCTTTCAAGTGGTTCTTTAATTGTAGTTTTTCCTATAAACTCTAAGTATTCAGGATAAAATACTATGTCACCAGAAGTACTAAAATCACAATCACATTCTTGTGCTGCCATTCTAGGATCTCCTAGTAATTCGTCTTGCCTATCTCTCCATTCT